TGTGCTTCTTGTCCTACAATATTACAAGCAAAGTCCTCAACATCACTAGGTGGCTCAATAGCACCAATAATAGTTCTAGTTGCTGTTACATAACTTGACGATACTCCTAAACTATTTACAGCTTTAACTCTTACATCATAAATTTTTTGGTCAATTACATTTAACACTCTATGATTTAATCCTGAACCTTGTGCGTAAATAATATAATTAGAATCTGTACTTAATTTGTATTCAACTTGGTAATAATCAACAAAACTATCAGGGGAAGCTCCTATTGACACATCTAAAGCTACAATTACAGTTCCATCATTATATTCAACTAATGTGTCATCTAATGTAACACTAGCTGGAGGTTGGATAGTAAATGGATTAGGTAAATTAGTTGATGGGATTGCAGTAGCTTGTGTCTTGGTTGCCCAAGTGTAATGTGCATCTTGATGTTCTACTAAATCTAAACCTAAAGTATAATCAGGATTAAATTTTATAGATAACACTCTAAAAGGTTTGGAACTAAATCCTATCGAGCTATGAGTAATATTAACAATATCTCCTATTGCTAAATCATACGCACTAAAAGAAACATTAATTGAAAGTCTCAATGAATCTCTTGTACGTCTAAGTATAACTTCAGCCATTTCTTCTGCTTGATAAGTATTTGTAATAACTTTACCAAATTCAAATCTACCCTCTAACAAAAAACCACCATCATCAGCTTTCATTGTTGCATGACGATCTGCACTTGGTAATCCACTATCATCTATTGGTGGAAACTGTACTTCATCAACTTGAAAATTCCGATCAGGGTTAACATAAGATACAATTACTCTATTATATTTTTCATTTTTAGCTGGTGTTTGTAAATTATATCCACCAATAATGTCATCTTCAGTTATAGTTATTGATGCACTTCCTGTTGTTTCTATAATTAAATTATACTTTCCTTGTGTGTATGGTAAATAACCTCTACATCCTTTTAATAATTCTCTAACATTTTCTAATAATTTTTTTGATGTATCTATAACTGCATTTGTATCAAAAATATTTATATCACTACCACCTGAATATGGAGTTACTTGTGTTTCACAAACTTGTGAAGCATCATAAAAACTTTGTAAGTTTATTTCACTTGTAGTTAATCCTTTACCATATCTTGCGTTTGTTAAGTAATCTAATAAACACCAAGCTGGGTTTGATGAATGAGCTGGACTTTGTGCAACTAAACTTGAATTATATGCTACAACTTTTTTACCTTTTATTTTTGCTTGAATTTTGGGTATTCCAGAAAATACATCTTGATTCCATTTAAACCTTAAAGCTAAATATGCTATGCCTGATAATTTATGGTTACTTCCCCAATTTGATAAAGTAGATAGAATTGATGATGCTGATTGACCATCTGTACCAAAATGTGGTTCTATTTTAATTAAACTTTCACTATCTTTATAAAAATTACTATCTCCACTTCCTACTTCTACTTCTGTTCCATCAGTTAAAGCACTTGCCCAAGTAACTACTTGGTCATCTACTCTTACTTCTTCTATTGAATTTATCTCTCCCTCTGACAATACTAAAGCAACATACAAATAAGTATTATCTGATCCTGAAGTTTCTACAAAAACTCTAACACCACCTACTAATCTTTCGCCATATATTACAGGAATATTTGCATCATTAGATTGTTTATTTAAAAGGACTCCTGTTTCAAAATCATCTGCTTCATTAACACCAAAGTCAGGTAGGTCAGGAACTTTAGCTCTAAATAACCAAGCTATTGCTATTGTTGCAAATAATTTAACTATTGGATTAACATTTGTAAAAAAACTTACTGCCGAACTAATAAAATCACTAAAACTAAAAAAAGATTTTATTCCTGTTTTCTTTATAGGTAATCCAGCACCACCATATTGTTTTAAAAGTTTTTCTTCTCGTTTATTTATGTAAGCAAGAAACTCTCCTTTAGGTGCATGTTTGTTAAGTATTTTTTTTGCTACTTTAATTAATATTTTTTCAAACCATTTAAACATTATTCTCTACCCCACTTAATATCTAAAACTGTTTGAGAACTAAAATCCATACCAACATCTGTACTAAAGAATCTTTGTTGTGAAGTATTATTTGTTTTACGACCATTCTTTTTTTCAAAGTCAGCCCAATGTGAAACTACTGATATATTAACAACACTTGATTTTGTGTTTTCGTTTATTGCAAAATTTTCTATATTTCCTTTATATAATAAAAATGGATCAGCAATAATTGCATTACTAGAATCTAACAAACCTCTAAAAATAGTTACTTCATCATTAGTAACATTTTCATTAAGTACAGTAGAAATAAATGTTTGATCTGCACCTGATAAAGATATTGTTAAAGTTGATTTAGTAACGTCTATTTCTTCAGTAAAATCAGATACACCTATAATAAAACTTGATGGAGAATAAGTAACTGAAGAACCTGAAATTGATGAAGTTAAACTATAAGTAGAATCAGTAAAATTTACAGGAGTGCTAAAACCTATTGTAAGAAGATGAAAAGGTCTAATATCATTCGTCGCTAATGCTGTCTTGATTGATGATGTTAAATTCCTTGTCATTATGCTTCTCGTAGGTTGTTCGTTCTAATTTCTCAGTTCCTTTTATCATAGTAAATTCAAACTTGCCATTAGGTTTTTTATATTCTCCTAAGTCATTTGTTTGAGTATTTATTTCACTTTCATCTACTATAATCTCAGCAACAAATTCAGCAGTTATTAGATGGGTTATTTTGTATTTCATTAAAGAGCTTCTTCTACATCCATCTCATAAGTGTAAATAAGTTTCCCATCGTTAGTTGTTCCTGTTGCTCCAAAATTTTGTATATCATTTGTTAAATAAACTGTGAATGGAACATTGTCGTAAGTAACTACTGAATCATTTGAAACTGTTGCAACTAAAGGAGGTTCTATTGTAACTGTTGAAGCATTACTAGAAGCCTGAACATCTGCAACAATCATATATACTTTACTATGAGAAGCAAACTTGATAAAATCGCCACTTTTAAAAGCATGAGGGTTATCGTTATGGTGTCCATCCATAGCAATAGTGTTATCTCCTACTGCATGATCTCCATTAACTAATACAGTATTTGTTTCATTACCTCTTGAATCTTTTACTTCAGGTGGAATTATTGTAAAATTTTCTTTTCCTGATCTTTGTTTAACTATAAATGCCATCAGCTCTCCATAAACATCTGCTCTAGTTCCTGTCTTTATAGAAACAGTAAATGCCCATCTTTGACCATCTATTTGTCTTGCAAGTTTTTTACCTGATACACTTTTAGAAATAATAGTATCTTGGATTGACTTTATTCCTAAAGTTTCAAATTTAGAATTAGATATTGGAAATGCACCAGCCATTATATTAAACTCTCCCTACCTCTTTCATTAACTGCATTGTTAATTAATTGAGTTATTGCACCTCTTGATCTAACTAATAGTTCTTCAAAACCTCTTGCATCTACTGTGTTAATGTTAAAATTAACTACTGTTGATCCTCCACCTGATACACCCCTTGCAGATTGAGTTATTTGTCCTGTACTATTTGGAACAAACATTTCTGGGCCTCTTTCACCCACTACAATAGCTCTGCCTTTTGATACTGCTCCACCTTTTGCAAAAAATCCGCCTCCTGATCCTCCTGATAAAGCATTTAGTAATATTTTTCTTTTAAGTTCTGTGTTTTGAGATTTTAATGTGTTAAGTTTAGCTTCTTCTGTTTTAAGTTCTTCTTGACCTAATATTTTAGCAATAGTTTGCAAAGCTATTTGTTCTATTAGTCCAGCAATAATATTAACTAAAATTTGTTGTGCTATTTGTTTCATTGATTGTCCAAAGTCTTTACCAAGAACAACTACTTCTGCCATCCCTTTTGACATTCTTTTAATTCCACCAAGTATTCCTTTAGCTATTGTTTCATTAATAGATTCTAATTTTTTCTTTATAGATTCTTTTAATATTTCTCCTACCTTACCAAAATCTACTCCAACTTCTTTAACATCTTTTTTAACCTTACCAGCTAATTCTAAAAGTTCTCTCATTTGTTCGTTAGTTAAAATCATGTTCTGAGTTATTTTTTCTATAAATTTTTCTACTGCTTTTGTTGCTACCATCCAATCTTCTGTATTTTCTGCTGATGCTCTTGTTTGTTCATTTAGTTCAGCTAATGGTGTTTGTAATCTTTCAGCCGCATCTTTAAATTCTTGAACAGTTTTTAAATTTGCTTGAAAAGTTTCTTCTGAGATTATTTTTAAAAACCTCATAGATTTAGCTATGCCCTCTATCATAGAACCATAAGCACTAGATAAACTTCCTAACATTGATCTTAATGAATCAAAAATAGAACCAAGAAATAAGATTAATAATTTACCTTTACCACCTAACATAAGAAAACCAATTACACCTAATTCTTGAACTCCTCTTGGTAATGATTTTAAAACTTCCATTGTTCCTTTTATTGCGTGTGCAATAAACATAAATGGTTTTCGTAATGAATCTACAATTACTGCACCACTAATTAATATTTGTTTAGTAACATTAATTAAAAATTCTGAAGTTCTTGCACTAGCTTTTGCTAATGCTTCTCCATTATTTTCAATCATCTCATTAACTAATGATAGACCATTCTTTATAAAGTCAAAGAATCCAGCTCTATTAGTTTCAAGTTTAAATTTAAAAAGTTTATCTGATAGCATTGAAAGTGTTCCTGTAAATGTAACTGCCATAACTTTCATAGCTTGACCAAACTTACCATCAGGACCGAATACTTCTTCAAATGCTTTTCTTGTTTCTTTAGCTGTTTTCTTTGCTCCAGCTTCAAAGCCTAACATCTCTCTAACACCTCTTTCTCTAAATACATCAGCGGCCGCTATACCACCAGCAAATGATCTTTGTATTTGTTCAGCAGTTTGTCTAAAATCTAATCCTGTTAGTACTGCAACATTACCTGTTATCTCTAAAATTTTTGAAAGTTCTTCTGCATCTTTAGATACAACAGCAAGACTTCCTGATGCACTTGAAATCTCATCAAGAGAGAAAGGTACTCTAGCCGCAAAATTAATTAATTCTTGAAATGCTTTGTTACCCTCTTTCATTCCACCAAATAAAAAAGCAAACCTAACTCCTAGATTTTCTACTTGTGTTCCTACACTTACTAATGATTTGATAACTAACGCACCACCTATACCAGCTAATGCACCTTGTATTGAAAATACAGTTCTTTGTAATCTACCTAATCCAGCTTGAACAGAACCTAATGCTTGTTTTGTTTTATCTTTTGCAAGAATATTTATAAGTAAATTTTGAGCCATATTTATTTCTTCATGTTAGCTTTGGATTGTTCACTTTCATCTAACATAAATCCAACCCAAAGATTAAACTCATATTCACTCATCTGACTTAATTCAGATAAATTTATTTTGAGCCTATCTGCTACTATTAGCATATTTTTAAGCTCTATGTCAGTACTTACTTTTTTTTTAATTCCTCTGGACTAGGAGTTTGAACCATGGCTACGGCTATCTTAGAAAGTACATCGGAATCCACTTTGTGCATTATTGGAAGTTTATCTTCTAAAGAAAAAATCTTTTCGCCATCTTTATCAATAGCTTTCATAATAACTACATCAGCTAATAATCCAGCATCGTTAAGATTTTCTGTTCTACTAAACAATTTTTTCTTTTCAGCAAGAGTTATAGGTTGCCAATATATAACTGTTGGTTGACCTTTTTCGTCTTGCCATTCTTCCACTTCAATAGATTGAACACCTAGAGACTCAAAATGAGATTTTGCTCTATCAATAATCTTCATAAATTAGATTATACTGTTCCTACTGTTAAAGCACCTGTACCTTGAAAAGTAACACTTCTAGAAATAACTCCATCTAAAGTATTTGAAATTGACATTCCTGTTACAATTCCACTACCTGTGTATGAAGCATCTCCAGCTGTATTACCCTCTGGAAGTAATGTAAAAGTTAAAGATGAACCTACTGTCATTTCTTCTTGTGAAGTATCTGTTTCGTCAAAATGAGCTTCAACAGAACCACTAAATGAAGTTCTTCCTGCTATAAAAGTTTTAGCAGAATCTGATAATGATGTATCTTCAACTACGTCGCCTGTTGTTTCTAAAGTAAAGGCAGTTACTTCGCCTGTTACGTTAGATCCTGTTTTGACGACACCTTCTTTTCCGTGATGGGTTGCCATGATTTTTTCTCCTTAGTTATTGTTTTCGTGTTAGCTGGTTTATATCCTAGCTTCTCAAAGTGTGCAAGATTATTTTCGTTTATTG